AAGGAAGAAATGGTGAGCCGTTTCGTGTCATGCTCAGGACGTTGTGGTGCGAAAGGCTGACTTGTGGATTAAGGGCTCGCCACGCCCACCTACGTATGCACTCTGTGCGCATACCCCGTCCCGAGGATTTGGATTAATACTAGGGGATTACCCTAACGATTTAGACAGATCGATGTACTCAGGTCTTACGACCTCTGTGCGAGCATCTGATAGTAGGCGTGGATTGATGCATCGATCTCATCCATTGTGCGAGCTTCGACGAATCCTGGAATGTCGTCGAGCGTGAATTCTTGTATGTCATCTGCACATGTGTATGTGGGTTCGATGATGGCTAAGCCCATGAGATCAGAGTTTGATGGTGTGCGCATGATAGCTCCAAAGTTGATTAAGACAGTTTTTGGGGTCGATTAATCCAAAATTTAGGGGGCTTGGATTAATTGATTTGTGCGTGTGTATGCCTCAGAACCCGCATGGATACTGGCTTGCGAGGGAGGCATAGGGTTTACCCTGCTCGAATAATCCAAAGTGATTTGGACGAGAGGGAATTTATGGGGACTTGTGAGATTTAGCGTCGTCGCATATGGCATTGAATCCATAAGCCATAACATCTCTGACCCTCTATTTTATTGGATAATTGGATAAATGGATTAATCGACGACCTAACTTATTGATTTCATTGAAGAATCAATTAAGCCAACGATTAATCCAACCCTTACCCTTGGATAATTGGATAATTAGGTAGGGAAAACCCTACCCATTCAGCCAACCAGTGATTACAATGAAGCCGTGATAGCTTGGACTTCACGAATCAAGGCCATGACTTGCATCAGGCCGTTGCGCTTGGATGATGATTTCTCAGTACCATCCTTGGACATGGTGTAACCGCCGTTCTTGAGGTCGGCCAACTTGTCAGCGAAGCGATCACCGAGGCACTCGAACGAGGCACGATTAGAGATCGTCAATGTCTCACCAGTGATGGAAGCAATGGCCTCGCACAATGGTGTGTAGTTGCCACGACGAGCCGCACTAGCGATCAATGCCTCGCCATGCAATGCTAGACCTTCACGAGCAACTTTGCCGATTTTGCCCTTCTGCGCTGACAGATAGGCTTGGGCGGCTAATCCCGCATTAGACACGACACCGATACGCTTTTCGGTAAGCGTTGCACCAGAGACAACTACGCTTGCAGGGCCATAAGTTGCAACTTCGGTTGTGGGTTGTGCTTGATTGATTAATTCAAAGTTCATGGTTAACTCCATTAAGTGATTGAGTAAGAGGCTTTTTGTGCACACTGTCACTACGCACAATGAAACCCCCTCGAGGGTTTGTCCGGATTTCTGTTCTTGGTTCCGGCTATTCGTACCATCATCGCCCCTTCTTTACCGAGGGCGCTTCGTGCTCGTGTCTTTCCACAAGGCCTACGCTTCACCGGATTCTTACCGTGTATTGCGTTGCAGTGCCCATCGATACCGCGTGTAGTGGGGTATCAGGCTTAGCCGTTGCATAAAGCACCGGATGCTGTCAGGGTATCTTCGCCTACTTCGTACCCGTCTCACGCGCTACCATGAGAGATTCCATTACAAATTGTTAAAGATCAATAGACACCGAATCAGGGTATGTAACAAAAACCTCGTAAGGTCGCACTCTCGTAAGAGCACAAGTTACACAAAGAACTGAATCGGCTTACCGCCTGAGGGTGATACGATCATCTCCCTACATAGTAGGCAAGACTGCTACCCTGCCATGGGACCAAGGGGGCCAGCCCACCCCCCCTCTCCCTACGACTGGCTCTTACAGCAGGCGAAGAAAATAAGGACATACACACGTAGCGCACTCAAAAAAATTAAAAAAACGCTTGCACACCACATACACACGTGCTACATTGCCCAAATGAGACGAAGAAACCTATACATCCCCGACCCCCTGATGGAGCGAGTCCAGAAATTAGCCGTGCGTAAAAAAGTGCACATGGCAGATATCATTCGCACAGCCATGGAAAAGTACTTAGATGCCGTTGATCGCGCAGAAGCCAAGGCCAAAGAGGAGGTACGGCATGCTGAACGTTGAAATTGACGATGGTCCATTGGAATACGGGTTAAAAAACGTGTCGTTCCCGCAAGTATCAGAAGAGATGGTTCATTCGCTGGCTCTTGGCATGGAAGATGAGCTGATCATCATTGGCAGGCATGGTTTAACGCTTGAGCAGTACCGAGAACTTGAGCAGCAGCCATGGTTTATCAACCGAATCATGCAATTACGCTCAGAATTTGAGAAAAACGGCGTTACATTCAAGGCAAAAGCGGGCTGGATGGCTGGAGAACTGCTAAATAAGGCATATGTGATGGCCGCAAGCAAGGATGCGAGCTTCTCACAGGTGCACGATACCCTCAAAACGCTCATAAAAGTGGCAGGATTAGAGCCAAAAGAGGAGAAACAGGTCAATTCTGGGCCCGGTTTTAGCATATCTATTGACCTTGGAGAGCGCTCGGTGAACATCACAAACGACCAAAATATCATCAATTCGCCTACAAAATTCATATCTAATGAGTAAATACAAGCCAACAGACACCCAGCGTGAGTTCATGCTGGACGAGAATTACGTCAGGGTCTTAGCTGGCCCAGTTGGAGGTGGCAAATCTGTGACCTGTGTGCATGAACTGGTAAGACTTGCATGCGGGCAAGCGCCCAATACCAAGGGCATACGTAAAACCCGAGCGGTGATCGTGCGTAACACGGCCGATCAGTTAGCGTTAACCACTAGAAAGACGGTGTTTGACTGGCTGCCGCCGGGAGATGCTGGCATTTGGAAAGCGGTGGAGAAGACGTTTATCTTGAAAGCCAAACTGCCGGATAACACAGAGGTTGAGTCCGAATGGCTGTTCATTGCGCTGGATACGCCGGACGACGTGAGGAAAGCGCTGTCACTTGAGACGACGTTTATCTGGGGTAATGAGTCACGCGAGCTCAACTCCGAAGTTGTGGATGGACTACTAGGTCGTCTGAACCGGTATCCGTCAATGAAGGACGGTGGGCCCACTCGTTCGTGTGCGCTGTTTGATACCAACATGCCGGACGAGGATACGTGGTGGCATAACAAGATGGAAGAGCCGCCAAGCAACTGGTCAGTTTACAAACAGCCCGCAGCGATCCTGAAGCCAGCCAAGTACACCGAGCGGTTTGGCGAGGAGCCAGAAGAGATTTTGCTGGACAAGGACGGGGAAGAATGGTGCGTGAATCCTCAAGCGGATAACTACGACCACCTGCCAAAACAATACTATCCCAACTTGATTCCGGGTAAGACGGAGGACTGGTTGAGGGTGTATCTGAGGTCTGAGTATGGCCGTTCACTCTCAGGAACACCTGTATACGAGAAGACTTTTACGTACGACTTCCACGTGGCGGACGATCCGATCAAGTACATCAGGGGCGAGAATTACCCGATTATTATTGGAATTGACTTTGGAAGAACGCCGGCAGCAGTGTTTAAGCAGCGGGACCCGCGGGGGCGGGTGATGACACTTGGGGAGATTACTGCGGAGAACATGGGCATCGAGACGTTTTTGAATGTACGGCTCAATCCGTTTATTGCTAACAACTTTGCTGGGGCTACGTTTTTGTGTGCGCCTGACCCGGCTGGGTTTGCCAAGCAGCAGCTCAATGAGCTGTCGTTAGTGGACGTTTTAAAAAATGCTGGATTTAAATGTGTACGTCCCCCTAGCAACAATCCAGAAATTAGGATACAGTCCGTCGAACGGTTGCTCAATCAGCAGCTGGAAGGTAAAGCGATGTACTTAATTGACCGCTCCTGCGAGATGCTTATCAAAGGCTTTCGATACGGATATCGGTACAAAATTAAGAAGAACGGCGAGTTAGAAGATAGGCCAGACAAGAACGAGTTCTCTCACGTCCATGACGCCAATCAGTACGCCGACTCGGTAGTCGATATGAACATCCGAGGTTTAGCATTGCAGCGCGGAAAGCGCGAAATCAAAAAAGTAAGTTACACTTATTAAAACGAGATGGGCCCCGCATGAACCAGAATCTAGGCATCAGTATGGGCGGCATCCTTCCGGCAATGTCGGCAGCGGGTGTTGCAGAACAGCAGCGTAAAGCGTCAGAGCTTGCGCAGGCGCAGCCGCTGATTACATCTATTGCATCCTATGTCCGCAACTGCTGGACTGAAGCGAGGACAGCAAAAGAGCAAACGGTTGAGCCAAAGATGTTCAAGGCCGTGCGTGCACGCCGCGGAGAATACGATCCTGACGTTCTAACGATGATTCGCCAAAACGGCGGCTCTGAAATTTACATGATGCTCACGTCTAACAAATGCCGTGCTGCGGCAAGTTGGTTGCGTGATGTGTTATTGGGACAAGGTGCTGACAAACCTTGGACTATCAGGCCAACGCCTACACCCACACTGTCACCTGATATTATGGAAGAGATGCGTCTGCATGCGATACAGCAGATGGCTCAGGTGATTGAAGCTACTGGTCAACAACTCCCTCCTACGCAGTTGCGTAAGTTCTTAAATGAGTTGCGTGAAGAATACATGCACAACGTGATGGAAGAGGCGAAGTTCAAAGTCAAACAGATGGAACACAAAATGGAGGATCAGCTCATTGAGGGCGGGTTCATCACGGCGTTTGATTCATTTATTGACGACATCACAACATTCCCCTGTGCATTCTTAAAGGGCCCAATCGTTCGTCGCAAGCCGAGAATGAAATGGAACCCAGATGTACAGGCAGGCTATCAGCTTGAGATTGTGGACGACCTAGTGCTCGAGTGGGAGCGCGTTGACCCATTTATGATTTATCCGTCCCCTGCATCGACAGGGATTAATGATGGTTATCTGATCGAGCGTCACAAGCTGCGTCAGACTGACCTTGAAGAAATGATCGGAGTAGAAGGATATGATGACGAAGCTATTAGACAAGTTATCGAAGCTTATGGCCGCGGTGGTCTCCAAGAGTGGCTCATTGTTGACTCGACTAAAGCGCAAGCCGAAGGAAGATCAACCACCGCAGTAATGCAAAACAGCGAGCATCTGATCGACGCAATCCAATTCTGGGGTATGGTGTCTGGTCAGATGTTACGCGACTGGGGTTTGTCAGATACAGAAGTGCCTGACATTACAAAGCAGTATCCTTGTGAAGCGTGGCTCATCGGCTCATACGTTATCAAGGCATCACTGAACTATCACCCACTGGGGCAGAAGCCCTACTACAAAGCATCGTACGAAGGCGTTCCCGGCACGTTCTGGGGCAACAGTACGTATGACTTGATTAAGGACTGCCAAGACATGTGTAACAGCGCTACACGCGCTTTGGCTAACAACATGGGCATTGCCTCTGGACCACAGGTGTGGGTCAACGTAGACCGCGTACCTCAGGGCGAAGATATCACGCAGATGTACCCATGGAAGATTCACCAAATCACTTCAGACCCAATGGGTTCGTCAGCTGCGCCAATTGGCTTTTTCCAGCCAAACTCAAATGCACAAGAGCTCATGGCTGTGTATGAGAAGTTCTCCATTTTGGCGGACGAGTATTCAGGCATTCCACGCTACATGACAGGTTCTAGCCCCACAGGTGGTGCAGGCCGTACGGCGTCTGGTATGTCCATGCTGATGGGCAATGCGAATAAGTCCATGAAGCAGGTTGTTGCAAACATCGATAACAGCGTGATGACTCCGCTGCTTGAGCGCTTGTATTTCTACAACATGAAGTACAGCGAAGACAATGAACTCAAAGGCGACGTGGCCATTGTGGCTCGCGGCTCCAACAGCATCGTGGCCAAAGAGACTGCACAGGTTCGTCGCAACGAATTCTTGCAGGCAACAGCAAATCCGATCGATATGCAGATTATGGGTATCGACGGCCGCGCTACTCTGTTACGCGAAACTGCTCGTCAGTTGGACGTAAACCCCGACGACGTTGTGCCT